AAAACACCACAAATTCAAACATATAATTCAGATTCAGATAAGGCACGTTCATTACTTCAATCTATAAATCCATCACGATTAGATGATTATGATTCTTGGTTAAAAATAGGCATGGCTGCTCATTCTGTTGGCGATGATTCACTATTACAGGAATGGGAGTCTTTATCACAAAAAAATAGTAAATATCAATCTGGTGAATGTGAAAAAAAATGGGCATCTTTTAAATCATCTGGAGTCTCATTAGGCACTCTGCAAAAATTTGCATCAGAGGATGGATGGACACCTCCACCACGCAATTTCCCGACATCTATAAAACCACAAGAAAAAGCTTCAATTATTCCAACAAAGCTTGAGCAGCTTACATCTCAGGAATTAATAAATTTTTTACGCAACCTTAAACAAGAAATAAGATTTAACATCTTCTCTCATTCCATAGAAATGGATGGCAAAGTTTTAAAAAATATTGAACTCTTCTACCTAACACTTGCAGAACTTGGCTACAAAGTACCAAAAGAAATGGCTGTTGATTGCCTCCTTAAAGTAGCCCATGAAAATGAATACGATCCTGTAAAACTTTATCTTGATCATTGCTACAACGAAATTAAGCCAGAACTTTATGGCATTGAAAGAATGGCCTCCACATATCTCAGGCCAGAGGATCAAAACCTTTCAGAGCCAACCATATATGACACCATGCTCAAACTTACTCTCATTAACGCAGTAAGAAGAGCTTTCATGGCTGGGTGTAAACATGACACAGCAACAGTATTACAAGGGCCACAGGGAATAAAAAAATCTTCTTTCTGGCAAGTACTATTTGGCCCTTTCTTTTCAGATGCACTTGGTGATATATCCTCTAAAGATGATCTTTTAGTTCTTCATCGTTCATGGGGTATGGAGTGGTCAGAAATTGACGGAGTAACAAGCCGTAAGCACGCTGGTATCATCAAAGCATTTTTATCAAGATCAACTGATCTCCTCAGAGTTCCATACGGCAAGGCAGTAGAAGAATGGCCTAGAAGAGGAATTATTGTCGGCTCAACAAACAAAGAATCAGGAGTATTAATTGATGACACAGGCAATCGTAGATTTCACATAATACCCTGCACGACAAAATCAATAGATCTTGATGCACTACAGCTAGAGCGTGATTCGTTATGGTCGGCTGCCGTTCACCTCTTCAAAAATAAAGAACAGCATTTTCTATCCACCGAACAGGAAAATCAAATTGAAAAAGAAAACCTAAAATATATGGTTGACAGCCCTTGGCAATCTGTAATTATTAATTACCTAAACGATCCAGCGAATGCTGTCAAAGATATAACTATTGAACTTTTATTAACCGAAGCTATAGAAAAACCAATTTCAAATCAAACAAAATCTGACACAATGACTGTCTCATCCATTCTCAAATCCTTACATTATGAACGTAAAAGAAAAAGATTGGAGGGAACACC